TACGGCGACCCCAATGATGATAATGGCGATTACCCGAGCAAGCGAGACAGGGATTACGAAGGAAGACAGATCACCACCGGGTACTACCCGAGCTTTCCGGCTTGCCAACGTCTCCACGTTGAAAGATTAACGTAAAAAGAAAAGAAATGCAAGGGGGTCGATCTATAAAAAAAACTCATGGGAATATTCGGCCTCGCGAGTCGGGGGACAAGACGCTGAAGAGTGGGTCACAAGCGAGGGGAAGGAAAAACACTTTGTGTTTTCAACTGCTTGTGAGCTTCAGGAAAGTTTCGCGGTACGGAGCGGATGCTACATTCGTGGCTGGGAGGAGGCTGTCGGGGAGGTGGAACCGGCTGGCGCGAGATTGGGTACGAAAAAGGCGGCTAACAAGAATCGTGCGAGGAAGACGGGGGATGGGAAAGAGAAAGTTGACTTCAAACCGTCACGAACGCGGACCGCACTTGTCGAGAGGTTGATCCGCAAGCTCGAAGAGCGGGTAGTTGGGAAAGAGGAAGTGAAGGCGACAGTGGCCGATCTGATCCGATTGCTTCAACTCGATCAGGAACTGGCGGAGAAGAAACCGAGGGAGATCAGGGTCAAATGGGTGGAACCGGGCGAAGAGGAGTCTGTTTCCGAGACATAGAGTATTGCCCGCTTCCGTCCCAGGTGCGATTCCACAAATCCGAAGCAAGATTCAAGGGGTTCTCCGGACCGGTGGGTTCGGGCAAGAGCCAGGCGCTGTGCCACGAGGCGATACGGCTCAGTTACCTGAATCCGGGAAGGTCGGGACTACTGGGTGCTCCGACGTACGCAATGCTGCGGGATGCAACGCAGAGCGCGCTGTTCGAGATTCTGAACCGCAACGGCATTCCGTTCGAACACAACAAAGGGGAAAACGTGCTGGTGATGACGGACTCGGGTTCGAGGATCATCTTCCGTCCCGTGGACGAGTTCGAACGGCTGAGGGGCACCAACCTGGCGTGGTTCGGGCTGGATGAACTGACCTACACGCCGGAAGAGGCGTGGCTGCGGCTCGAAGCAAGACTTCGCGACCCACAGGCAACCCGGTTGTGCGGTTTCGCGGCGTGGACCCCCAAGGGGTACGACTGGGTCTACCGGCGATTCATCCGGGAACCGGTTGACGGCTACGACGTGACGCTTGCGGCGCCGTTCGAAAACCGGCACGTTCTGGAGAAGGTCCCGGATTTCTACGAGAGGCTTCGGAGGAGCTACGACGAGCGCTTTTTCGAGCAGGAAGTTTTGGGCCGGTACCTGAACGTCAACGAAGGACTGGCATACCACGTGTTCGACCGGGCGAAGCACGTGGTCGACGTCGAAATCGACCGGACTGAGCCGCTTCTATGGGCGCTTGACTTCAACGTGAACCCGATGTGCTCGGTGGTGGCACAAATTCAGGAAGGCCGAGTGGCGGTGATGGACGAGATCGTGATGGGGCCGGCGAGCACGCCGGAGGTTTGCGAGGAATTTTGCGGGCGGTACGGACGGCATCAGGGCGGAACAGTGATTTACGGAGACGCGTCGGGAAGCCGGATGCAGACATCGGGAACAACCGACTACGAAATGATGAAGCGGTTTTTTGCGGGTGCGGATTTCAACGGCGCGGTGTTCCGAGTGCCCACGTCGAACCCAAGCGTCCGGGAGCGAGTGAACTTGATGAACGCGATGCTCCGGTCGGCGGACGGTGAAGTACAGTTGCTGATCGACCGGCGATGCCGCGAGCTGATTCTCGACCTGGAACAAGTGTCGTTCAAGCCGGGAAGCACGATTATCGACAAAGACAAGGATCCGAAGCGGACTCACTTGTCGGACGCACTGGGATACCTGGTGTGGCAGGAGTGCCGGCCGCGGGGGCCGGTCGGGGAGCAGGGGAAAAGACTGGTGTTCTAAGGAAGCGGTGACAGGCAACGCTGTCCACGCGCAAACGACGCTTGGGACAGCGAAGCCAGTCACCGAATTGGTCATTGAGGAGCGACGTGGTGAATATCGATCGGGAACATCCGGAGTACATCGCCAAGAAGGCGATGTGGCGGAAGTACAAAGACCTCTACGCCGGGGGCGAACAGTTTCGGGCGAGCGCCGACAGCTATCTCGTGCGGCGTCAAAAGGAACCGCAGGACGTCTACGGAGAGCGGCTGAGCCGGGTGTTCTACGAAAATTACCTCGGCTCGATTATCGACTGGTACGCGGCTACGCTGTTCCGCCGGGAGCCTCTGCTGAGTTTCGAGGGGACCAACGAGCGGGGCAAGGCTTTCTTTGCCGGGTTCGCGGAAGACTGCGACCTGAAGGGGACCTGCATTTCGGATTTGTTCCGGCGGCTTCTCATCGAAGCGCTCGTCTGCGGCAACAGTTTCGCACTGGTGGATTTTCCGAGAGCGTTGCGCCCGGCGGCGAACCGGGCAGAGGAGGAAGCCGACGGGAGGACGCGCGCCTACCTGGTGGAGTGCAGCCCGCAAAACGTCATCAACTGGAGCTACGACGACGAGGGGAACTACGAGTGGGCGGTGATCCGAACGTCGCGAGTACACCAGCAGAGCGTAAGCGATCCGAAATGGGTGAAGGAAACCCGGTGGGTCCTTTACGACAAGGAACGGTTCAGCGCGTACCGGCGAGTGGAAGGAGAGACAGGCGCTTCCGTTCCGGAACCGATCGACCAGGGCAATCACGGTCTGGCGAGGCTGCGAAGGGTTCCGCTGTTCGAATTGCGGGTCAGCGACGGCCTGTGGCTGGCGAACAAGGCAGGTCTCGTTCAACTGGAGCATTTCAACAAATCGAATGCGCTCGCGTGGGCGCTGACGATGGGGTTGTTCGCTTCTCCGGTGATCTATTCGGAGCGGGAGTGGAAGCAGATCGTCGGGGAGTCATACTACATCCAGCTTGGGCCGCAGGACCGGTTCGGGTGGACGGAGCCGGAGGGGCGGGTCTACGAGATCGCGGCCCAGAACCTGAACCGGCTAAAAGACGAGATCTACCGGATCTGTTACCTCATGACTCAGGCCGGTGGCGGGCTGGCGGGCAGCTCGCCGCAATCGGGACTGAGCAAGCAGAGGGACTTCACAATCACCCAGGAAGTGCTTCGGAGCTACGGCGACTCGGTGAAAGACATGATGAAACGCGTGCTGCGGGCGATCGAGGCAGCGCGGGAGGACGACCTGGCGGTGGATGTATCGGGGCTGGACGAGTTCGACATCGGCGACTTCAGCAGCGAGATCGACGACGCGATCAAGCTGCTGGAGATCGGGGCGGGCTCCGCCACGCTTCGAAAGCAGGTGCTGAAGAAACTCAGCATGAAATACCTGTGCGACGTGCGGCAGCAAGTGAAGGATCAGATCGTCAGAGAAATCGACTCGTGGTGCGAGGAATCAAGCGACACAAGGAGCAATGCATGGACGAAGGACGAAGTAAAGAGCTAGAGGCGACAGGCGCCGCGAACATCGACGTCCGTTCGATTATTCGCGAGGCCATCGAGGAGTTCACCAGGAAGGAAGCGCTCAAGGCGGAGCCGGCTTACAAGAACGAGCTGATCGAAGAGCGGAAGCGCCGGGAGCAACTCGAGCGGCGAGTCAATGAACTCATCAGCGAGAACGCACGAAGCCGGAAGGCGGCCGAAGAAGCGGAACGGATCGCGACGATTCGGGCGGAGCTTCAACGACTGGGGGTCTCGAAGGTCGAGCTTGCGTTCAAAGCCATCAAGGACGATGTGCGTCGGGGGGACGACGGCCAACTGGTGGCGCAGGCGGAGCAGGGAGTGGTCGGGCTCAGAGAGTACCTGACCCAGTTTGTAAACGAGAATCCGGAGTTTCTTCCAGCGCGCAATCTTGGCGGTTCCGGTGTGGCGGCAAGTTCACGGACGTCGCCGGTGAGCGCGCCGCCGGTGGACCTGGACAGAATCAAGCCGGGAATGACGGCGGAAGAACTCGAGCGGGTCCGCCACGAGGTGGCCCGCATCGCATCTGAGTCGCTGGGCGGCAGGTAGGTCTGGCGGCAGGATTAGGTACGCCCCAGAGGGCGGAAACAACAGCAAGTAGGAGAGAGTAGATGCCAGCAATTACATCAACAAACTTGGCTAATGCGATTGTCAAGCTAGTGGCGGTCGATGCTTTGCCCGCACTGATGGGGAACCTTGTCATGGGTAACCTGGTCAATCGCGATTTCGAGCCGGCGCTCGGGCAGGCCGGCGATACGGTAAACGTTCCGATTCCACCGGTCCTGGTGGCCAACAATCTGGCCGAGGGCGGCACGGTGCAAACGCAGAACCCGAACGTGGGCAACGCTCAGATCGTGCTGAATACGCACGCCGAGGCAACGTTTCAAATTCCGGACGTGACGAAAGTGCTCGCGGTGCCGGACCTTCTGAAGCTGTACATGCAACCGGCGGTGGTCGCACTGGCGGAGAGGATCGAGGCCGATTTGCTCAGCCTCTATGCAAGCTTCACGGCGAACTCGCCGGTGGGTACACCAGGGTCGGCGATTACCGAGGCGACGGTGGATGGCGCGGAGACGGCGCTGTTTCAGTCGAAGGTTTCGGCCAGCGAACCGAAGTTTCTGGTAGTGGACGCAGCCACCTATTCGCAGCTCCGCCAGATCCCGCGGTTCAGCGAATACCAGACGGCCGGCGAAGCTGGTCTGCGGGCCCTGGTCGACGGTACGGTCGGCAAGATCAAGGACTTCTACGTGTTCCGGTCCCAGTTCGTGCAGAAGACGGGCAGCGCGCCGGCGACGACGCACAACCTCGGTTTCGCACGGAGCGCCCTGGGGTTGGTGCTGAGGAGACTACCGCAACCGCTTCCCGGCACCGGTGCCATTGCCGAGTACGCCGAACTGGGGAACTTCGGAATGCGGGTGGTGATGAGCTACCAGCCGAATACGCTGGCGCAGCAGTTCACCGTAGACGTACTTTACGGTGCGGGCGTTTTGAGGAATGCCTTCGGCGTGCAGGTCATTTCGTAGAGAGAAGCCAGCGGCGGGGATCCCGGAGGAACAGCCGGGGTCCCCTACACCAGGGAGAGAACGAATCCATGAACATGAAAGTCTTCTATCAGAAGCTGCGCAGCGTCGAGGAAACGATCGCAGAGCAACACCCGATCGTGGTGAGCCTGGAGACGCCGGATGGGGGCCGCGCGGGAGTCATGACCGAGGCGCCTCGCCGACTCGCGGCACGACTGATCGTGGAGGGGAAGGCGCGGATCGCCGGGGAGGACGAGGCGAAGGCTTTCCGGGAAGAGGTTGCAGAAGCGCGACGCCGGGCCGAGGAGATGACGATGGCGGACCGCGTCCAGTTGAGGGTTGTTACCGAGAGCGAGGCGCGGAGGCCCGGGGCGGGAAGTAAGAACCCGAAATCCTAGGACTTCCCGAGAGGGTGCAAACATGGCACTTTTTACCGATGGCACGGTCTCGACTCTCGACGATCTGCGGAATTACGAACGAGCGATTTTCGATGTGGCGAGCACCGAGCGGATCGACCTTTCGCGAAAGCTGGTCGCGGCCCAGCAGGAGATCGGAATCGAGCTGACCGAATTCCTGCTCCAGGAAGCGGGACAGGAAAGCGGGCCGGGCCGGGCGGATCTTGGCAGGGTAGTAGTGGCGGCGGGACTGCGGCAGTGGCATACCCTCCACGCGTTATCCCTGGCGTACAGGGACGCATATAGCAGCCATCTCAACGACCGATATCGGACGAAGTGGAAAGAGTTCGAGCGACTTTCCCGATGGGCGTCGACGAAATGTTTCGACACGGGGATCGGCATGGTCTTCACAGCAATCCCGAAGGCCGAGCCGCCGGAAGTGAACGCAGTCGCGGGGACGCTTGGGAGAGGCACGTATTGGGCGAGCGTCGCGTGGGCGAACGGAGCGGGGGAAGAGGGCTGCGCGAGCGAACCCGCCCCGTTGGAGTTGGCGGAAGGCTCGGGTCTTTTTGTCAAAGCGACGAACCCGCCGGCGGGGGTCACCGGATGGAACGTCTATGCCGGGACGGCCCTTGAGTCGATGGCGGCACAAAACGATGCTCCGCTAACCCTGGGGTCCACCTGGGTGACGAGCGAGGCGGGAGTTCGCGGAGGCACGGGCCCCGGCGAGGGTCAGAAAGCAGCGTACTTCGTGGTTCGAAGGCGAGTGCTTCAGAGGGGATGAGCCGTGGCACGAGTAGGTGACAGCAGCAGGAACGCCGTTGCGAGAATGCTGGCCGAACCGACGGGACTGCCGTTCGCGGTGGCCGCCGTCGCGGAACGAGCACAGACGACATTACGGCCAATTGAAGCTACCCAGGTGATCTCGCAGAACATCGCTCACGAACTGGCAGAGCGGACGGCGGGAGTCCAGTATCCGGTGTTCTACGTTTACTGTGAGAAGATCAGCAACCAACTGCGGGAGAAGTTCCGGACATTTTCCGGCAAGGTTCGGATGGCGATCGACGTGAGGGTCTCGCAGGACCGGCTGGACGACATCGAGAGAGAACTGGGCCTTTATACGGAGGCCGTGACCGACATTCTGGACTCGCACCGCGGCGATTGGGGACAAGGGATGTTTTACACGGGGGGATACGAGGTCACGTTCGGAGCGACGAAGCACGGGGGGAAGAACTTCGTGCAGGTGGCGAAGGTGGTCTTCGAAGTGGACGTGAGTCTGGGCTAAGGAACCGGTTGAGTCTATGTCTTGTTACATTTCATCGAATCATAACCGCTTTTACGCAGCGGTCGAGCCGAATTACGGGGAAGTACCGCTGGTGGAAGCACGCCACCGCCTGCCGGCCGTCAAACTGGCAGTCAAGCAGGAGCAGGAGCGGATCGAGCGCCGGGACAAGACGGGCAGCCGCACGTTTCTGGGGATGCCGGCAAACGTGCGACGCGAGACGTCGTTCGAACTGGAGACGTATCTGACGAGCTTGACGAATCCTGGCGAGGAACCGGGCTACGGGCCGCTGTTCCAGGCGGCGCTCGGGGGGAGCCCGGTGTTCTTCGGCGGCGCGACGGCGGGATTCGGATGCAGCGGGAAGATGCTGTCGTTTTCGGAGCCGCAGGGACTCACCGTGGGGCAGGCAGTGACATTCGGAGGCGAGATCCGTTTCGTCAGCGCCATCGTGGACAGTTTGACGGTGGTGCTGAACGCCGCTTTCAGCTTCGTTCCGAGCGAGGGATCTCCGATCGGGCCCACATTGACGTACCGGCCGGCAACGAGGCTAAAGAGCGCAAGCATCTTCGACTTCTGGAGCCCGGCCGGGGCGGTTCAGCGAGTCTTGCCAGGCGCCGCCGTCGATAAGATGCGCATTCGGGTGAACGGGGATTTTCACGAATTCCGGTTCAGCGGGCAGGCGGCGGACGCGATCGACAGCACCAGTTTCATGGCGGGGCAGGGCGGCTTGTCGGGTTTCCCCACCGAGCCGGATGAGGGAATGTTCGACTATACGATCATTCCAGGGCACCTGGGACAAGCGTGGCTGGGGAGCGCGCCAAACCGTTTCTTCACGGTGACGGCGGCCGAGATATCGATCGACAACGATCTCGATTTGCGGAGCCGC